TGCGCCACTTTCTCATAATGTTTCCGTGTCACTTTCGTGGCCCTTTCTGTTGTGCGAGGCTTCGCCCCACTTGGTAATAACCACACTACACGCAACCGTTCCACAGTTCCACTATCAGGCCGAACCACCCCAAACCCGAAACCCTTACAAAATAAGGCTAAAAACCCTGTGACAAAAGTCACACCAAAAAACTTCCGAACAGTCACCGACTAAACCCCCCAAAAACAAACAGACACCGACTGTTCCAAACAGTCACCAACTGTTCCCCCAACAGCCAACGACTGCCCACGAACACACCCCGACTGCCCAACACAAATGAGAACCATTCCCAACAAGGCAGAACGCTAGCCAAATCACCCACGCTGCTAACAAAAGCAAGCACGCCCCCCTACCTAGAAAAAATAGGTACCGTGCCCCTGTGATGTGGTCGCCCACAATGTTAGTTATGTAACTTTTCCCTGTGTTCCCTGCCTACCAGTAGGTAGTTGTACTGTACAAGTAACCGAACTGGGGGTGTGCCGAGCCACCCACCCCCCTGTATATAGTGATATGAGCGACAGATGTTTTCACTCTTTTTGTGGGTGTGTTGTTTGGTGTGGCTGTGTGTGGTTGGTTGGTCACGTAGAGTGGTTGTTTTACATTTGGTGGGAGGGCGAGGTAGTGGCTGGTCTTTTTGGTCAGCAGTATTTGTTTGGCAAAGAAAAAAGGGAAAAAAAGAAATCAGCAATCTTGATGTCGTGATGTCATACTGTCTTGCTATCTATGCCAACAACCCGATGCGTAGCGAGGGGCGTTAGCCGACGCTAGTCGGAACCAGTTTTGAACGCTAGGTGTCTAGTGGCTTCCCCCCACAGTTTAGGTATCAGAGTGATACCAGGGTCGCCGTAGCCAAGTTCTTTTAGCCGACACCCGAAGTGTTCAATGAGATGACGTTCATTACGCTGCTTGAACCTCTTACACAATAGGGGTACAACCATCTTTTCCAGATGCACTTGATTGCAGGGTTCATCTACCCCAGTTCCCTGGTGTTCATTGCCCCGTACCATGCAAGCGGTATACAGCCGTGGGTGCCTTGTTGTCTCCCGACAATGTAGGTCTTGCTGTGTTGTGTCTACAACTATACACGTTCTCTGTTATGATAACAATTATGGTTGCAAAAAAAGTTTGGGATAAACCCAATCCGAAAAAGAAATCCACTCCGTTGACTTCTGCACAGAAATCTGATGCTAAGGCTCGTGCTAAGAAGGCTGGTCGCCCTTACCCGAATCTTGTTGATAATATGGCTGCATCCCGAAACAAAGGAAAGAAATAATGCCACAAGTAGGAAAAAAGAAATTCCCATATACCGATGCTGGAATGAAAGACGCTAAGATGGCTGCTAAGAAGTCAGGCAAAAAAATGAAGATGGCTCCTAAAAAGAAGAAGTAATGGCTATTGAATATCGTGGCGAAAAGTTCGCTGGATACAACAAACCAAAAAGAACACCTAACGCATCTAAATCTCACGCTGTTCTAGCGAAAGATGGTGACAAGGTGAAACTGATTCGTTTCGGTCAACAGGGTGTTCAGGGTTCTCCTGACGGGTCTGCCCGTAACAAAGCGTTCAAAGCCCGTCACGCATCTAACATTGCTAAAGGTAAAATGTCTGCTGCGTATTGGGCTAACAAAGTTAAGTGGTAAAATAAAAACTACTAATGGGAACTAAACGAGCAGTTCCATTACAAGACAAAGCAAAGTTTTTTGCGTTGATTGCTTCTGGAAGAAACATTAAAGATGCCTGTGCCGAAACAGGGGTTCATTACAACACTGGTTCTAGGTGGGTGAAGAAGGCTAAGGAGTTGGAGGCTTCCCGTAAGGAGGCTACCCATAGGGCTTCTTCTGGTGCTGGTTCTGGTGGTAGGCAGTCTGTGGCGCACCATAACTTTATGGATGCTATTGATTTGCCTTCTGCTATTCCTCACGACCAGTTGTGTGAAAATGCTTTGAGGGGTCTGGAAGATTTTGATTTTTTCCGTAAGCATTATTTGGGGCGTGTTCCTTCGCCGTGGCAGGTTGAGGCTGCTTTGACTTTGATTGAATTGTTGGAGTCGGAGGAAAAGGAATTTGTTGTTTTGAATGTTCCTCCTGGTGCTGGTAAGTCCACGTTGTTTCACGATGTTGCTGTGTGGGCGATTGTGCGTAATAGGCGTGTGCGTGTGATGATTGGGTCTGTTTCTCAGAATATGGCGAAGATGTACTCACGCCGTATCCGTGAAACACTTGAACGTGTTGCTGCCATAGAACCAGACCCGATGATGGTAGAAAAAGGTTTGGCTATAAACGCAGAAGGTTGCCTAACAATTGACTATGGCAGGTTCAAACCTGTAGACAAAGGTGCTTTGTGGCGAGCAGAAGAATTCGTTGTTGAACAACTAGATGGCAACGGGTTAGATAACAAGGAACCAACAGTTCGTGCGTATGGTATTGAAGCAGAATTCATTGGGCATCGTGCTGACCTGTGCTTATTTGATGACGTGTCTTCCCCTGATAACGCCCGTGAGTCTGTAGCCAGAGACAAACTGCTGGAAAGATGGGATGGGGTGGCTGAGGCTCGTTGCGACCCAGGTGGTTTGCTGGCTGTAATTGGGCAGCGTCTAGGTTCAGGCGACTTATACGCCCATTGCCTCGCCAAAGAAACGTACGACATTGAAGAAGATATGGCGTATGACGGTTCTAACGTGGAAACCCCTGAAGATGTAGATAATGGGCAACCTATTCGCCAGAAAAAGTACCGACATATTATTTATAAAGCGTATTATGAGGAACTGGACACAGGTAAAGAATCTCGTTCGTTTAAATCTTTGCCTTATCCTGATGGTCCTCTTTTAGACCCGAAGCGTTTACCGTGGAAAGACCTATCGTTTATCCGATACAACAAACCAGACGTATTCAAAGTTGTTTATCAACAAGAAGACTTGGATTTGGATTCCAGACTGGTAGATAGAACCTGGATTACAGGGGGCAAAGGTTTAGATGGGGTGGACTATATGGGTTGTATAGATAATGACCGTCAACCTGGCTATATTCCAGAGGGTTTGGCGCACCCGTGGGTATCTATCGTGGCTGTAGACCCATCCCCCACTATGTTCTGGGCGTTCGTATGGATTATTTACCAGCCGAACACCAATCTGTACCACGTTGTAGATATTGAACGAGTAAAACTGACAGCCGAAGAAGTGCTTGGATACGACACAGCCACCTCTACCTATAGTGGTTTGATGGATGACCTACAAAACCGTTCATACGATATGGGCTACCCCATTTCCCATTGGGTTGTAGAAATCAACGCCGCTCAACGGTTCCTTTTGGCACACGATTTTGTCCGTAGATGGCAACAACTACACCGTGTCAACGTCATCCCCCATACCACCAGCCGAAACAAACTAGATGAAACATTGGGTGTGGAGGCTTTGCTGCCCCCTGTTATCAGGTCTGGTGCTTTACGTCTTCCTTCTATGAAGGGCAACTGGAAAACTCTTGCTGCTATGGATGAACTAACCAAGTGGACCCGTGACAAAAAGAACGGCACAGACATTGTTATGGCGTTATGGATGGCATTATTGAACCTGCCGAACCTCACACAAGCAAAGGCTCCTCCCCGTCAGTGGCGACCATCTTGGCTTTTAAATCGTTAGTCTGTGTTATTGTTGAATTGTCTAAGTCCAACTAAAGGTTGTAAATGAAATCTGTTGAAGAAATTGTTGCTCTATATAAAGAACGACTTGATGCACAAGGTCCAATCCTCAACCAAATGCGTGAAGTCCGTCAATTGGCGAATGGCGATGTCATTGTTCCCCTAAACGAATTAGACCGTAACACCCGTTCTTCAGTAGCAAACCTGCTTGTGCAGGGCTTAGACCAGATGAGTATGCGTGTTTCTTCCACTATGCCATCCCCGTATTTCCCTGCTTTGCGTGAAGGACAAGATAGAAGTATGAGATTGGCTCGTGACCGTAAACGAGCAATGCTTGCTATCTGGGATGACAACCGTATGAATATGAAGATGCGCCGTAGAGCACGTCATCTTCTTGCATACAGCAACTCCCCAGTTTTCATCAAACCTAACTTTGATAAGCGCATCCCTGAATGGCAGTTACGCAACCCACTTGATACCTTCCCTGCACCATCTGTAGATATTGACAATCCTGTACCAGATAACTGCATCTTCACATATGGTCGTACATATCGTTGGTTAACACAAAATTATGGTGACGCAATCAACGGTATTCTTCGTGTAGGCAACCCATCGTGGGACACAATGTTCAAAATCCTTGAATACGTTTGCGACAATGAAGTTGTGACGGTTGTTTTGGGTGCAGAAAAAACCATTGACCCTATGACTGGTGCCTACTCTATGGGTGCGCCAGCAGTAGAACTAGAACGTGTCATCAACAAAACAGGTATGCCGTTAGTTGTTGTCCCTCAACGCATCACCCTTGATAAACCACACGGACAGTTTGACGGTTTGCTTGGTATGTACTACACACGTGCCAGGTTGCAGGCTTTGACAGAGATTGCTATTGAGCGTGGCATTTTCCCTGATGAATACCTTGTAGCACGACAGGGTGACAACCCTGAAATTATCCAAATTGCTGATGGTAAAACAGGGCAACTTGGTGTTGTCAAAGGTGGCGACATTCAACAGTTGCAAACAAACCCTGGCTATAAAACTGATGTGGCTCTTGACCGTTTGGAACGCCAAGAACGTCTTGAAGGTGCTATCCCTGCCGAGTTCGGTGGCGAATCAGGCACAAACATCCGTACTGGTCGCCGTGGCGATTCAGTATTAGCAGCAACAGTTGACTTCCGTGTTCAGGAAGCCCAAGATATTTTTGCTTCATCAATGGTTCAAGAAGACAAAATTGCTATTGCCATTGAAAAAACATATTGGGGTAACAGTTCTAAATCGTTCTTTATCCCTGGTATGGGTGGGGGTGTCAAGGATTACACGCCAAATAAAATGTGGGAAACAGATTTCCATTATGTCTCATACTCGGCTGCTGGTTCAGATGTGAACAACTTGATTGTTGGTTTGGGTCAACGTCTTGGTACAGGTCTTATGTCTAAAGAATCTGCTCGTGAGGCTGACCCTCTTATTTCTGACCCAGAGTTGGAACGTGACCGTATCGTTGCCGAAGGTATTGAAGCAGCATTGTTGTCTTCTATTCAGACACAGGCAGCAGACCCTAATGGTCCTTATCAACCTGATGATTTGGCTTATGTTGCTGAACAGGTGCAATCAAACAAGATGAGTTTGCCTGAAGCAATTATGGCTGCACAGAAACGAGCGCAGGAACGTCAGGCTGCGATGGTTCCACAGGGCGCACCTGAAACTATGCCTGGTTTGTCTGCTCCTGGTATGGGTATGGAACAACCTGTTGCTGGTCCTTCTGGTCCTCCTTCTTTAGAATCACTTCTTGGACAACTTGGTGGTGGTGCTGGCGCATCTGCACAACCTCAATCTCCTGGTGGCGTTTTAAGTTTGGCTAACAGTCTTGGAGGGGCATAGTGGCTACTGATTATCCAAATCGTTCAGACCTCAGAAACCCTATGACACAAGCAAAATTTACTGGACAAACATATGGGCAGGCTTCGCAACAAGCACAGTCACAACAGGCTGTTCCTTCTGCTGCTTCCCCGACAGACAATGTTCCTGTTAGCCAGTCTGCACCTATGCCTGGACAAATCACTGATTTGACAGGAGTTACAGAACGCCCTAATGAGCCTATGACTGCTGGTATGGATTTTGGAGATGGACCTAACTCTGGTGTTTTTGGTGCAAGTATGCGACCAGACCCAGGTTCCAATATGGACCTTGCTGAACGAGTACGTGCTATTGCGTCTATATATCCCAACCCTGCGTTGCTTCAACTGTTGATGGATTTACAAGAATGAGAATAATCATTGCACGAAATGATGCTGCAATTGCAAATAAAGTTGTTGAAGAAAAATCACGGTTTGATTCTTACGCTTTAACTGCTACTCCAGAGTTGGCTGACCGTTTAGGTAAAGCAGTTACTGCATACAACTGGGTCAATCCAGGTATTGTGGCTGCTCACGTTTTGACAGGTAACGATGCTGTACTTGCACAGACAGCAACAAAGATTGGTGAGCAAGCATTTAAGGCTGGCATCACTCCTACTTCTAATCGCCCTAGTCGTATTTCTGCACAAGAACGTGCTGCTGCTACGCAACGTGCTATTGCTAAGGCTAACGCTGCGTCTGTTACACGACCTGTTGTTGCCCCTACTTCTCGCACGACACCTCCTAAAGAAGACGACAGCCGTGGCTTCTGGGGAAACGTCACTCACTACACTGGTCTCCAACAAGCATTTGATTGGATTACCCCAGAAAGCGTTGAAGATGTTGTAGGGGATGTTACTGGTGCAGCATATTCAGGCATTAAAGGTCTTGCTACTGGTTTCACTATGGGTGCAATGTTTGCGCCACAAATAATTCAAAACGAAATTTTTGCTTTGGCTAACCAACTACCTTCTGGTCATTCATTCAAAACACAAAAAAATAAAAGTTTGTTTGACCAGTTTGTTGTTGGACCTATAGCACAACAAACCTACTTTGGTCAATTCATCAACCAAAGCATCAAGGGTATTGCCTCAGATGAAAAGGTAACAACAAAAGATATTGTTGGAACTGGATTCTTTCCAGGTGGTGCTGTTGTTGAAAAACAAGCCGAAGCAGCAAAGGCTTATCGCCCTTTAATTGGTGAACAAGAACTACCTATGACTCTTGGCAGGGCAGGTGGACAAATCTTTTCTGATGTTGGGGTTATTGAAGAAGGCACCGTTCCTTACAATTTGATTTCTGGAACTCTTGACGCTTTCTTCGCTTTAAAATTAGACCCGTCTTTTGGTCGCAATGTAGGGAAACGACCTTTTGGTTCTGGTGGTAAAGCAGCCTCAGCCGTACCAGAACGTGACGCTATTCGTGCAGCAGCAGGTTTAGTTGAAGAAGGAAGACCAAGTGTTGTCCCATCATTATGGAATCAATGGAAAACCACTCCTAAAGCAGTAGAAGTTTTGAAACTTTTTGTTGATGAAACAAACCCTGCCCAAGTGTGGCGCAATCTTGGCAGACAAGGGCTTATGTCTGCTGATGAAATCGCAGCAGCAACAGACCACAGCAGCGTTGTCGGGGCATTAGATAACGCAGTAAACAATCTTGAACCTGGTTTCAATATCAGAAATACACCATCAGGAAAGTTTGAATCTGTTTCTGATTTGGGATATAAAATCAAACAATCTTCACAGCGTTTCACAAACGTATTTGAAGTGATGCCTGAAACAACTTTTATTCCTAATTCTGACCCACAGATTGCTGCTACCCGTCTTGATGATTTGATGGGGTATTTAGGGTTTGGTCTTGAAGAACGGAATACTTGGATTAACCGTTTCATTGAGGTAAACAAAGAAGGAACAAGCGAAGCGTTTTTCAACTTCCTAACTGACTGGGAAGGAAATCTTCTAAAACCAGCGTTACTAAAAAATCTTGTTCCTGAATCTGAAATACCACGGTTGACTCGTTGGAGACTACAAACACTTGACCAGGCAACTCGTTTCACTTTGCAAGACATTCAAGATGGTGTCCCTGCTGCCTGGATGAACGCAGGTGGTTACGGTCCAGTACGCAACACTCAACTTCTTCAGGATGGTGCATATATTGTTGACCCAACAATATTAGATGAGGTTGCAAATAGCCTGGGGAAACTTTATAAGATTGAACAACAAGCCCAGAAACTTCCTAAGCCTATTCGGGGACCAATCAACGTGGCTGTAGGAGGTGCAGATTTTCTTTCCGATGCTTATGGTTTTTATCAAAGAGAATTGTGGAAACCAATTGTAGTTGCTGCTGCCCGTTACCTAACTCGTGTTTTACCTGATGAACAAGCCAGGGTTTTGTTGAATGGAACTTTTGAACATCCTGGTCATTATCTAGCAGCAATTCTTGACGGAAGATTTGCAGCAAAACTAGGTCAAGACGGTATGTATGTTGCAGACGTATTTGGCGACCCAGTTAACAAAGCAAAACTTGCTGTTGAATTAGAACACAAACTTATTGCATACAGGCAAGTAGAAGATGAAATAAAAAGATTACGTTCTTTGGGTATAGAAGCAGCATTGGAAGAAGCAGATGAGATAGCGTTTTCATATGCTGATGAATTAGCAGAAATACCAGATTTAGTTGTTCAACTAGAACGCACAGAAAGAATCTTGAATGATTCTGTAGGAACATTGAATGATGCTTTGATTGGTGCTGTGCCTGGTAAAGCCAAGCAGCGTATTATCAATCTTTATGAAGATGGTTCTTATATAAAAACTGGTAGTTTGAATATTGTTTCTAAAAACATTGCCAAAGAACTTCCTTCCTGGACAAAAGGTGTTGTTCAAGAAGTGGCAGACCTTTATAACAATCCCCACATTCGCCGTATTGCTAATGCTGATTTGTTTGACAAAGATGTGTTGACCATTGAAGGTGTTACATCAACTTGGGTTGAACACTTAAGTGCTGGAAGATTGCTTGACTCTAATGAAGCCATAGCACAATGGCTTCACACTGGTTCTGGTCGTCAATATTTTGAAAAGTATTTTACCAACTTTGCTGGCATCCCAGAAGGTTATCAATGGGATTCTATTGAAAATTCCCGTGAATTTGTGCGTGTATTAAACAGCGAAGTTTCTTCTATCGCTGGTACAAATGAAACAATGTTGAAAGCGATTGCCACTGGTGCATACGAAGGGAAACCAGCGTTCACTAAAGATGTTCACAACATTGTTTCGGGTGAAGATTCTTTTACTCAATTTGTTGGCAATCAATTTGCTGGTGATGCTTCTGCTCCTACCCATATTCGTTATAGGTCAACAGCACGTGTAGGTTCTAAGGGGATTGGGAGCAAAGCAGTAGCCCGTTGGGATTGGCTACTAAACTCGTTTTTTTCTGGGGCATACGGTTTGTCGTCAGATAAACTATCTCGTTCACCAGCGTTCAGGGCTGGATACTGGGGTCGTGTAGAAGAAGTAGCAACTCTTGCTTCCCCTAAAGCAGCAGAAGAACTACTAGCAAATCTTGAAAAAGCAAATCTTCCTCGCCCACAGGCAGACCGTATTCGTAGACTGTTGAAATTATCAGATGGTTCTAATGACCTTGAAGCAGTTGACGCTACTGCACGTAACTTTGGTTTGAACTATGAACGTAATCTTTTGTTTGATGCTTCTAAAAAATCTGCTTTTGGTAATCACCATAAATACTTGTTTCCTTTCTTTGAGGCTTATCGTGAGCAAGGTTCAACCTGGTTGAAGTTGCTGGTTGAACGCCCTCAGAACGCCCACAAAATTGACGTTGCTATTAGAGCCTTACGTGAAGCAGATGGCATTGGTTTGGGAGATGCCAATGGTGACGGTAAAAAAGACGGTTTCTTATATAAGGACCCACAGACAGGCGAAGAACGGTTAGTTGTCCCTGGTTCTTCTTGGTTGGGCACAACTTTTGCTGGCGTTCCTTTTGGTGGTTTCAGTTTGCCATCAGGAAGTTTGACGATGGTGTCGCAAGTCCTTCCTGGCATTGGGCCTGCTGTTCAATTTCCTGCACAGTTTTTTGTTCCCACAACTAAAAGTTGGCAGTGGGTCAATAACTTGTTGTTCCCTTATGGTCGCCCCGAAGAAACTGGCGCATCCCCAGTCGGAGGCTTTGTTGAAGGTGCTATTCCAAAACCAACTTGGCTAAAACGCATAGCACCATATATTTCTGACGAGTTCAAAGACTTGCCTGTAGTTGGTGGGACTTTTGGAGAATTGATGGGTGATTCTATAAATTATTTTGCTGGCAAACCAAAGGAAAGCCAAGTTTGGCAATCGTACTATTTGCGTACATTACAAAGCCTTTCATCTACGCGACCAACCCCCAAGACGCAACGAGAAGCCGAAGCGTTGCTGGCTGATGCTGAAGAAAAAACAAACAAACTTTATTTCCTTCGTGGTTTAGGAAACTTTGTTTTGCCTGGTACGCCAGTAAGTAAGTTTATGGCTGAAACAAAAGAGGGTCCTGTTGAACTTGGAGTTCTTGCAGATGAGATGCGCCGTTACGAGCAAGAAGCAGAGGATGCTGGTCAAAACCGTAATGAGGGTTCTTTGCGATTCATTGAAGTTTATGGCGATACAGTGTGGTCTGTGTTTGGTTCTTTGCGTAGAAGCGACAAGTACGAAGGTCTTGTTATGTCTAAAGAATTTGAAGATTGGTTTTCTAGCAATCAAAAACTTATAAACACCTACCCACAGGTTGCTTCTTTCTTTGGACCACAAACAGAACCAGGAAAGTTTGGACCAACAGAACAATCTGTTTACAATCGTTTTGTCGCTAAGGATATTATCAAAGCGCAGACTGGCAATGAACTTATTACACAGGCTCAAACTAATGTGGCGTTTACGTTCCTTGATTCTGTCAGGTCACAAATGTCTGTCGCCCAACAAAACTCTGAACAGGGCAAAGCAATTTTGGCTTCTACTCGTGAGGCTTTGAAAAATGCTTTCCCTAAATGGGACATTGGTTTGGCAGGTCAAGAATCTGTTTCTAAACGTGAAAACCAAATCAAACAATTGCGTGAAATAATTACCGAACCAAAAATTAAAGACACCAATTTGGGTGTAACTGTTTCTTCTTACCTGTCTTATCGTGACCAACAAATTGAGAACCTTTTGAAGCAGGGTGTAAAGGGCTGGCAAAAAGGAAACAAGTCTGTGAATATGCGCTCCACTTTGCAGGCTGTTGGTGACGGGTTTGCCCAGGTTGTTCCTGAGTTCAAACCTTTGTGGGAAAGAGTATTATCTAGGGAATTTGAATTACCGATTGAGACTGGACAGTAATGGCTGCAAAAAAACAAGACAACACTAAACC